CGGCAGCCGCCGTGGCAGCTGCCGCCGCTGCGGGCGTGGCGATGATCCGGTCGGGCCTGCAGACGGTCGATGCGCAGGCCAAGCTCGCGCAGTCGCTCGGCACCACCGTCGCGTCGATCCAGACGCTGGAGCGCGCGGGCGAGCTGGCGGGCGTCTCGATGTCCGGCATCGAGCAGGCCACCAAGGATCTGACGCGCCGTCTCAGCCAGGCGGCTGCCGGGACCGGTCCCGCCGCCGACGCGCTCGACCGGCTGGGGCTCTCGGCCAACGAGCTGATCGCGCTGCCGCTGGATCAGCGCGTCGGCGCCATCAACGCGGCCATCGAGAACTTCGTACCGGCTGCCGAACGCGCGGCGGTCGCGGGTCAGCTCTTCGGCGAGGAAGGCTCCATCGCCATGAGCCGGATCGACACGGCGACCCTGCGCCAGGCGACGGAGGATGTGCTTGCCTTCGGGGTCGTCGTCTCCGAGCAGGATGCCGACCAGATCGAGCGGACGAACGACGCCATCTCGCGCCTCGGGCTGATCTGGCGCGGGCTGTCGAACCAGCTGGCCGTCGCCGCAGCCCCCGCGCTGGAAGCCGTCGCCAACGCCATGGCGGCGGTCGCCAGCCGCACCGGCCCGCTCGGCATCGCGATCCGCGTGCTCTTCGACAACATCGGCCGCCTGACCACCTACGCTGCCACCTTCGCGACCTTCCTCGCGGGTCGCTGGGTGGCTGGCATGGCCGCCGCTGCACTCTCCGTCCGAGGTCTCGCCACAGCGCTCGTCGTCCTGCGCGGCGCGCTGATCCGCACCGGCATCGGCGCGCTGATCGTCGGCGCGGGCGAACTCGTCTACCAGTTCACCCGCCTCGTCTCCGGTGCGGGCGGGTTTGGCGAAGCGATGTCGCTCCTGAAGGACCTGGCGGTCGAGGTCTGGGAACGGATCAGGATGGGCGCTGCTGCGGCGGGTGCAGCCGCCACGGCGATGTTCTTCGACCTGAAGGCCGACGCCGCCTCCGGAATGCAGAGCGCCATCGAGAGCGTGGTGGGCTTCGGCAACACGGCGGCGAACACGTTCGAAGGCGCCTTTGAGGCGATCAAGGCGATCTGGGGTCTGCTGCCCGCCGCCATCGGCGATCTCGCGTTCCAGGCGGCCAACAGCCTAGTCGATGGCGTCGAGGCGATGCTGAACGGGGTGGTCTCGCGGATCAACGGCTTTATCGGCGGCATCAACCAGGGGCTCGAAGCGCTCGGGTCGGAGCGGCGCATATCGCTGGTTCCGGACCTCGACCTCGGCGAGATCGAGAACCGCTTCGAGGGAGCGGCGACTGCCGCAACCACGGCAGCTCAGGCGGCCTTCGATCGGGCCTTCGAGGACAATCCGCTCACCGCGCCCGATCTCGGCCTGACCGAGGCGGCGAACAGGGCGCTCGAGTCCGCGAACCTCTATCGTGGTGCGGCGCGCGATCTGGCCGAAGGGGCCCGCGCCCCGCTGGAAAGCTGGCAGGCCCTGCGCGATGCCGTGCGCGGCACCGATGAGGCGAGCGCCGATGCGCTGACCGAGGCCACGGGTGCTGCCGAGCGGCTGGAAACGGCGCTCGGCGATGCCGGACGCGCCGCGACGGATGCAGGCGCGGCGGCCGGAGCCGCCGCCGCTGCAGCGGAGCCCGCGACCGAGGATACGGTCACCGGCTGGCAGGCGGTCACGGCGGCGCTGTCGGACTACGCCAGCAAGGCCCGCGAAATCGGCGGCGACATCGGCCAGAGCCTCGTCGGGGCCTTCCAGTCGGCCGAGAACGCGGTCGGCCAGTTCGTACGGACCGGCAAGTTGAACTTCCGCGATCTGGTGACGTCGCTGCTGGCCGATCTCGCCCAGCTCGCGGCGCGGCGTTTCATCCTCGGGCCCATCGCGAATGCGCTCTCGGGTGTCTTCGCTGGTGCGGGCAGCATTTTCGCCAATGTCCTGCACGCGGGCGGGATGGTCGGTTCGGCTGGGCCCTTTCGCTTGGTCCCGGCCATGGCCTTCGCCGCTGCGCCCCGGATGCATGGCGGCGGCATGGCCGGGCTTCGCCACGATGAGGTGCCCGCGATCCTGCAACGCGGCGAGCGCGTGCTGTCGCGGCGTGAGGCGCAGAGCTACGGCGCGGGCGGCGGGGTCAACGTCACCATCATGGCGCGCGACGCCGAAAGCTTCCGGCAGTCGCGCACGCAGGTCGCGGCGGATATCGCCCGCGCCGTCTCGCTCGGGCGGAGGGGCATGTGATGGCGTTTCACGAGGTTCGGTTTCCCGACAACATCAGCCGCGGCGCACGCGGCGGCCCCGAAAGGCGCACGCAAATCGTCGAGCTCGCCTCGGGCGACGAGGAACGCAACGCCAGCTGGGCGAACAGCCGCCGCCGCTATGATGTGGCCTACGGCATCCGCCGCGCGGACGATCTGGCGGCCGTGATCTCCTTCTTCGAGGCGCGCAACGGCCGCCTCCATGGCTTCCGCTTCAAGGACTGGGGCGACCACAAGTCATGCCTGCCTTCGGGCACGCCATCGCCGACCGATCAGTCGATTGGCACCGGCGACGGCGCGACGACCGCCTTCCAGCTGGTGAAGCGTTACGCCTCGGGAGCGCAATCCTGGACGCGGGCCATCGCGAAGCCGGTGGCGGGCACCGTGCGCATCGCGCTCGGCGGGGTCGAGCAGCCATCCGGCTGGTCGGCCGACACCGCCACCGGCGTCGTCAGCTTTGGCGCCGCGCCGGGATCCGGCCTCGCGATCACGGCGGGGTTCGAGTTCGACGTGCCGGTCCGCTTCGACACCGACGTGCTCGACGTGACGCTCGACCTCGAGCGGCTCGGCTCGATCACCTCCATTCCGCTTCTGGAACTGCGCCGATGAAGACCCTCGATCCCGCCCTGCAGGCCCATCTCGACGAGGGCACGACGACGCTCGCCTGGTGCTGGCGGATCGCCCGCGCCGATGGCGTGAGCTTCGGCTTCACCGATCACGACCGGACGCTCGCCTTCGATGGCACCGACTTCGAGCCCGAGAGCGGGCTGACGGCCTCCGAGGTCCGTTCCGGCTCGGACCTGTCGGTCGATGCGCAGGATGCCGAGGGTGTGCTGACCTCGGACCGGATCACCGAGACCGACATTCTCGACGGCCGCTGGGACAACGCCGAGGTCGAAGTCTGGCGCGTGAACTGGGCCGACACGAGCCAGCGCGTGCTGATGCGGCGAGGCGCCATTGGACAGATCCGGCGCGGGCGGCTCGCCTTCGTCGCCGAAGTCCGCTCGCTCGCCCATGTGCTCGGCCAGACGGTCGGGCGAACCTTTCAGGCGACCTGCGATGCTGCGCTCGGGGACGCGCGCTGCGGCGTCTATCTCGAGGATCCGGCCTTCAAGGGCACCGGTGCCGTGATCGATCTCCTGCGCGACCGGGCCTTCACCGCCTCGGGGCTGGGCGCATTCACGTCCGGCTGGTTCACCTTCGGCACGCTCGAATGGACGAGCGGTGCGAACGCGGGGCGGCGCACCGAGGTGCTAGGCCACGATGTGACGGACGGAGTCGCGATCCTGACCTTGCTCGAGGCCCCCGTGCGCGCGATCGCAGAGAGCGATGCCTTCACCATCCGCGCGGGCTGCGACAAGCGCATCGAGACCTGCGGGGCCAAGTTCGCCAACACCGCCAACTTCCGGGGTTTCCCGCACATACCCGGCCAGGACGCCGTTCTCCGCTACGCCACCAAGGATGGCGGGCACGAAGGGTCCGTGTTGTGACCTCCGCCGATCCCACCCGCGTCATCGCCATCGCGCGCTCCTGGCTCGGCACGCCGTACCACGACCAGGCGAGCCTGCGCGGTGTCGGCTGCGATTGCCTCGGGCTCGCCCGGGGCGTCTGGCGCGAGGTTGTGGGTCCAGAGCCGTTCCCGATCCCGGCCTACAGTCGCGACTGGGGCGAGACCGGCCCGCGCGAGGTGCTGGCCGAGGGTGCGCGCGCCATGATGATCGAGATGCCGCTCGCCGAGGCGTGTCCGGGCGCGCTGGTCCTCTTCCGCATGAAGCCCCGTGCCATCGCGAAGCATGTCGGGATCCTGACCGCGCCCGACAGCTTCCTCCACGCCTATGAGCGGCTCGGCGTGATCGAGGAACCGCTCAACAACGCCTGGCGGCGGCGCATCGCCTTCGCCTTCCTGTTCCCGCAACGCTGAGACCCCGACATGGCCACCCTCGTTCTCGGTGCCGCTGGCGCCGCCATTGGCGGTTCGATCGGCGGCGCGATCCTCGGCGTCAGCGCCGCGACGATCGGCGGTTTCATCGGATCCAGCATCGGCTCGGTCGTCGACAGCTGGATCATCTCGTCGCTGGCGCCGACGCAGCGCATCGAAGGCGCGCGGCTCGACACGCTGCGCATCACCTCGGCCACCGAGGGCGCGGTGATCCCGCGGCTCTACGGGCGCATGCGCATGGGCGGCAACATCATCTGGGCGACCGATTTCCGCGAGGAGACGAAGACCACCACGCAGGGCGGCGGCAAGGGCGGCGGGGGCGGCAAGGTCAAGACCACCGAGTATCTGTACTACGCCTCCTTCGCGGTCGCGCTCTGCGAGGGACCGATCACCGGCATCGGCCGCATCTGGGCTGACGGCAAGCCGATGGACCTCTCCGGCGTCACCTGGCGCTGGTATCCGGGCGACGAGGCGCAGGCGGCCGATCCGTTCATCGCGGCGAAGATGGGCGCAGCCAACACGCCCGCCTATCGCGGCACCGCCTATGTGGTCTTTGAGGAGCTGGCGCTGTCGACCTACGGCAACCGGCTGCCGCAGCTTTCCTTCGAGGTGTTCCGGCCGCTCGCCGATCCCGACACCGGCGAGGGGTTGACCCGCGCGGTCACCATGATCCCGGCCTCGGGCGAGTTCACCTACGCGACGCAGGCGATCCGCAAGACCGACGGCGGCGCGACGGTGCCCGAGAACCTGAATGCGCTGGCCGACTCCACCGACATGGTGGAGGCGCTGGACCGCCTGCAGGCGATGGCCCCGGCCGTGGAGAGCGTCAGCCTCGTCGTCGCATGGTTCGGCGACGACCTGCGCGCGGGATCCTGCAAGGTGCGGCCGGGCGTCGAGGTGTCGGCCAAGTCGACCACGCCGGCCAGCTGGTCGGTGAATGGCGTCAGCCGGGCCAACGCCTTCCTCGTCAGCCGCGACGATCGGGATCGGCCCGTCTATGGCGGCACGCCATCCGACTTCGCGGTGGTGCAGGCGATCCAGGAGATGAAGGCGCGCGGTCTGCGGGTGACCTTCTATCCGTTCATCCTGATGGACGTGCCGCCCGGCAACACGCTGCCGAACCCGTATTCCGACAACGCCGCGGAGACGGGCCAGCCCGCGTTCCCGTGGCGTGGGCGGATCACCTGCTCGCCGGCGGCAGGTTTCGCCGGGACTGTGGACAAGACGGCGACGGCCGCAAGCCAGGTCGCGGCGCTCTTCGGCGCGGCCACGCCCGCCAGCTTCAGCGTCTCGGGCGAGAGCGTCAGCTGGACCGGCACGCCCAGCGACTGGGGTCTGCGGCGCATGGTGCTGCACTACGCCCATCTCTGCGCGGCGGCGGGCGGGGTCGATGCCTTCCTGATCGGCACCGAGATGCCGGGGCTGACCACCATCCGCTCGGGCGCCAGCACCTATCCGGCCGTGCAGGCCTTTCGGGATCTGCTTGGCGATGTGCGCTCCATTCTCGGGTCCGGCACCAGGATCGGCTATGCGGCGGACTGGTCGGAGTATTTTGGCCACCAGCCAGGCGACGGCTCAGGCGATGTGTTCTTCCACCTCGATCCGCTCTGGGCCGATCCGGACATCGATTTCGTCGGGATCGACAACTACATGCCACTCTCGGACTGGCGCGACGGGTTCGAGCATGCGGATGCCGCCGAGGGCTGGCCCGCGATCTATGACCGCGCCTACCTGCAGGCGAACATCGCGGGCGGCGAAGGCTTCGACTGGTTCTACTCCAGCGCGGCGGATCGTTCCGCGCAGGTGCGCACCGCGATCACAGATGGCTCGTCGGGCAAGCCATGGGTCTTGCGCTACAAGGATCTGCGCGCCTGGTGGTCGAACGCGCATTACGACCGTCCGGGCGGGGTGGAGAGCGGGACGCCGACGGCGTGGGCGCCTCAGTCGAAGCCGATCTGGTTCACCGAGCTCGGCTGCCCGGCCATCGACCGTGGGACGAACCAGCCGAACGTGTTCTTCGACCCGAAGTCGTCCGAGAGCTTCACGCCGCATTTCTCGCGGGGCTGGCGCGATGATGCGATCCAGCGCGCGTATCTCGAGGCGACGTATCTCTGGTGGGGCGCCCCGGCGAACAACCCGGTGTCCTCGGTCTACGGCGGCCGGATGGTGCATGTGCCCGAATGCGCCGCCTGGACCTGGGACGCGCGGCCCTATCCGTTCTTTCCGGCGCTGATCGACGTCTGGACGGACGGCGCGAACTGGCGGCTCGGGCACTGGCTGACCGGGCGGCTCGGCGCGGTGTCGCTGGCCGCGCTCGTGCGGCACCTCTGCCTGCGCGCCGGGCTGCCCGAGTCCCGGATCGACGTCACCGGGCTCTGGGGCGCGGTCGAGGGCTACGCCATCACGGCGCTCGAAAGCCCGCGCGCCTCGATCACCACGCTGTCGCGCCACTTCGGCTTCGATGCGGTGGAGACCGAGGGCGTTATCCGCTTCATCATGCGCGGCCGGGCGTACGTCGCGACCCTTGCGCCCGACGATCTGGTCGCCGGTCGTGAAGGGGACATTCTCGAGTTGACGCGCGGCCAGGAGACCGAACTGCCGCAGGCGCTGAAGTGGCAGGTCGCCCGCGCGGACGAGGATTACGACGCGGCCCTCGTCGAGGCGCGGCGCATCACCGTGGACACGACCCGGATCGCCTCCGAGTCCTTCCCCATGGCGGTGCCGCCCGAGGAGGCCGAGCGCCGCTGCCGGCGTGCGCTGATGGAGGCGTGGGTGGGGCGCGAGACGGCGGCATTCCGTCTGCCGCCCTCGCGCCTGGCGCTGGATCCGGCCGACGCGATCCGGCTCGCGCATGACGGGCGGCTGGTCGATCTGCGGCTCGTCTCCATCGCCGACGCCGAGGCCCGCGGCATCGAGGCGGTCCGTCAGGACCGCGCGACCTACGATCTGCCGCCTGGCGATCCGCGCGCGGCATCGCTGACGCGCGCCGTGGTGTTCGGCGCGCCCGATGCGGTGCTGATGGACCTGCCGCAGCTGACCGAGGACCAGCCCGCGCATCGGCCGCTGGTCGCCGCGCATGCGGTTCCCTGGCCGGGTGAGATGGCGGTGTTCCGCAGTCCTTCGACCGACGGCTTCGAGCTACTGACCTCGTTCGGCAGCCGCGCACGGATCGGCACGCTGGTCTCCGACCTCTACGCCGGGCCCACCTCGCGCTTCGATCTCGGGAACGCGCTGGTGGTCGATCTGCTGACAGGCACGCTGGAGAGCGTCACCGACCTGACGCTGTTCGGCGGCGCCAACGCGCTCGCCATCGAGAGCGCGCCCGGCGTCTGGGAGATCGTGCAGGCGGGCGCGGCCGAGCTGCTCGCGCCCGGCCGGTATCGGTTGACCAGGCTCCTGCGCGGTCAGCGGGGTACTGAGGATGCCATGGGCAACCCCGCGCCGGCGGGCGCGCGGGTCGTGGTGCTGGACACCGCGCTGGCGTCGCTGCCCATCGCGGAGGCCGATCTCGGCATTCCGTGGAACTGGCGCATCGGCCCTGCCAGCCGTCAGGTCAGCGACGAGACCTATGTGGCGCAGAGCTTCACGCCCGCAGGCATGGGGCTGCGGCCGTTCTCGGTCGCCCATGTCGAGCAGCCGTGGCGCAGGCCGGGCACGCCCGGCGATCTTACCATCCGCTGGACGCGCCGGTCGCGTGCACTCGCGGCCGACAGCTGGAGCGGGCTCGAGGTGCCGCTCGGAGAAGAGCTCGAAGCCTACGAGGTCGAGATCCTCGACGGCGCGAGCGTGAAACGTGTGCTGAGCGCATCCACGACCAGCGCCGTCTACACCGTCGCCCAGCAGACCGCCGATTGGGGCGGGCCGCTCGACCCCGGCGACACGCTCGACATCCGTATCTTCCAGCTCTCCGCCCTCGTCGGGCGGGGGGCTCCGAAAACCGTCACGCTGATACTCTGAAGGCCATCCCATGTCCGACGCCACGACCCATCTGTTGCTGCCCTACATCCTGGCGGCGCAGGCCCAGAAGCATGTCACCCACAACGAGGCGCTGAGGATCCTCGACGGGCTCGTCCAGCTCTCCGTCCTCGACCGGGATCTGACGGCACCGCCCGGATCTCCCGCCGATGGCGACCGCTACATTGTAGCCTCGGGCGCGACGGGCGACTGGGCGGGCTGGGACCTGAACGTCGCGCTCTGGACCGACGGCGCCTGGCTGCGACTTCCGCCGCGCACTGGCTGGCGGGCGTGGGTCGAGGACGAGGGCCTGCTGCTCGTCTACGATGGCGCGGGCTGGATCGGGACCACACCAGTAGCGCTGCAGAACATGGCGCTGCTCGGACTTGGAACCACGGCGGATGCGTCGAACCCGTTCTCGGCCAAGGTGAACGCCGCGCTCTGGACGGCGAAGACCGTGGCCGAGGGTGGGACCGGCGATCTGTTCTACACGATGAACAAGGAGGCGTCGGGCGACGATCTCGGCCTGACGCTGCAAACCGGCTTTTCTACCCGCGCGCTGGTGGGGCTGTTCGGCTCGGACCGCTTCCGCCTCGCGGTCTCTGCCGACGGCAGCACCTTCTTCGACGGGCTGAGCGTCGACAACGCCACCGGCATCGTCGACCAGCCCCGGCTGCCGCGCTTCAAGGCGTACACCAACTACGACAACTACGTGGGCGTCGGGACCTGGACGAAGATCGGCCTCAACAACACCGACTACAACGACCAAGGCGCCTTCGACGCCGCGAACAACCATTTCGTGGCGCCCGTGGACGGCACGTACCTCTTCGGCGCGACGCTCCTCTACAAGATCAACGCCAGCGCCACCGCCCGCATGCGCGGGCGGCTCGTCCTGAACGGCACGACGGAAATCCGCGGCTCCCTCGGCGAAATCTCCGCCACCCACGTCTCGCTCGCCACCGCGATCTGGCTGCAGACCATGGTGCCGCTCACCGCGGGCGATACCGTCGAGTTGCAGGGGTATTTCCGCGTAGCGGACGGCTATTTCGCCGCCGACCACACGTCCTTCTGGGGCTGCAAGGTCGGCTGAGCGGCGGAGGGAGGATCTCAATGACCCCACCCCGATCCGAGGGCTTCGTGCGCATGCCCGACGCCGAGTTAGAGGCGATCCTGACCCGGGCGGCCGAGGAAGGCGCGAAGCGTGCGCTCGCCGATGTCGGGCTCGACGGCGACGAGGCCGCACTCGACATCCGCGATCTGCGCTCCCTGGTGGATTGCATCCGGCTGGTGCGCCGCACCGCGATGCAGACGGCGGTCCGCATGATCACCACCGGCGTCATGCTCGCGCTGCTCGCCGGTATCGCCATCAAGCTCAAGATCTTCGGCGGCGGTCCGTAGCCGCGCCCCAACCCCATTCATCAGCCCGCAATGACCCGCCCTCGTGGCGGGGTGAGCCGTGGTCTGCCTGAAAGGCAGACGAGAAGGTCCAGTGGACCTTCCCGAACGGCGAACGCACCGAGCCCTGCGAGGGGCCGGAAACTCGTTTTCGGAGGATCCCATGACCACGACCTTCCACCGCCATTGGCGCGACGTTCCGGAAAGCGCCTGGCGCTGGCCGAATTTCAGCCCGGCCGAGATCGCCTGCCGGGGCACCGGCAAGCTGCTCGTCAACGAACCCGCACTCGACAAGCTGCAGGCGCTGCGCGACCGGCTGGGCAAGCCGCTGATCGTGCGTTCCGGCCATCGCAGCCCCGAGCACAACCGCGCCGTGGGCGGCGCCACGCGGTCGAAGCACCTCGACGGCGCCGCCTTCGACATCGCGATGACGAACCACGACCCGGTGGCGTTCGAGGCTGCGGCGCGGGAGGTCGGGTTTCTCGGCTTCGGCTTCTATCCGCGCTCGGGGTTCATCCATGTCGACCTCGGGCCCGCTCGCCAGTGGGGCGAGCGGTTTCCGGCCCGGGCGACTGCCTTCGCCGAAGAAACGCCGCCAGCGCGCGAAGTGCTGGCCGAGAGCCGCACCATGAAGGGGGGCGGCGCGGCCGGTGTCGCGACGCTGGGTGCCGCAGGTGTCGAGGTGGCGCAGAGCGTCCTCGCCGAGACCCAGACCGCGATCCTGCCGCTCGTGCCGTATCTCGACACCCTGCGTTGGGTGTTCATCGCCGTGGCGCTCGGCGGCATCGCGGTCACCATCTATGCTCGCCTCGATGACTGGCGCCGGGGGCGGCGGTGATCGGCGGGCTGCTCACCGGGATCGCCACGCGCCCATGGATGCGGGCGGCGCTGCGCTACGGCGCCATCGTACTCGCCTTGCTCCTGTTCCTGCTTTCGCTTCGGCGGTCCGGCGAGCGAGCGGGCCGCCTCGCCGAACGCCTTGAAACCACGGAGAAGGCCAATGACGTCCAACGCCGGATGCTGGAGGCGGCAGCTCGCCGCCCTCGCGATCGCAACGAGCTTTCTGGGCGGCTGCGTGACGGGCATTTCTGAGCTGCGCATCGCCACCGTCTGCCCACCGGTTGTCGAGTACAGCCGCGAGTTCCAGGCGCGCGCGGCCGATGAACTCGATCTGCTGCCTGAGGGGTCCGCAATTGTAGAGTTGCTGCGCGACTTTGCCGTCATGCGGGACCAAGCGCGGGCCTGCGAATAGCGCAGCGAGGTCCGCTCAGGATCGACGTGCGTTGTTGTCGCCGATCTCGATCTGAAGTTCTTCTGTTCGCAGCCAGATCGACAAGCTTTCCGTCGAGGCTTCCACCTGTTCCGGCTTCCTCAATGCGCACTCCCATACCGTCGCCACGCGCCACCCGTCTTCGAGGAGTCTTGTGCGAACGGCGCTGTCTCGAGCGGCGTTCGCTTCGAACTTCGCCCGCCAGAAGTCCGGCCGGGTTGCCGGTACGGTCGCGTAGCGGCACCCCTCGTGTCGGTGCCAGAAGCAGCCGTGCACGAAGACCACGGCGCGGTGCTTCGGAAGGACAAGGTCCGGTCGACCGTGAACCTTGCCGGAATGAAGCCGGAAGCGAAAACCGCGCGAGTGCAATGCCCGCCTGAGAGCCAGCTCGGGCTTGGTGTTCTTTCCCCTGATCCCCGACATCATCCGGGAACGGGTCTGCTGGTCCACGATATCGGTCACATCCGTCCTGGTTTTCGTCCCTGAACCTGGTATACACCGGCTGAATGAAATTCGTCAGGAGCCTGATTTGCCTTCCACTTTCGGCATTGTCGATCTGTTCGCCGGTCCGGGCGGACTTGGCGAGGGGTTCGCTTCCCTCGTCGAGGACGGCCATGCGCCGTTCCGGATCGGCATTTCGGTCGAGAAGGAGGCGTCGGCCCATCGGACCCTGACGCTGCGTGCCTTTCTGCGCGAGTACCGTGCACGTCATGGCGTCTTGCCGAAAGAGTTCATCGATTTCCATGCCGGGCTGGCATCCGAACCAGACTGGTCAGCCGTCGATACCGAAGCGTGGCAGCATGCCATCGACGAAGCCCGTGCGCTCGAGCTCGGCACCGGAGCTGCGGCGACCGCCATAGATGGCGCCATCGCGACGCTGAAACAAAAGTACGACGACACGATACTGATCGGCGGTCCGCCTTGTCAGGCCTATTCCCTGGTGGGGCGCGTCCGCTCCAGAGGCAAGGTCGGCTATGTCCCGGAGGAGGATGCGCGGCACTACCTCTTTCGCGAGTACATCCGGGTCCTTGACAAGCTTCGCCCGGCCGCCTTCGTGATGGAAAACGTCAAGGGCATGCTTTCGTCCACAGTCGAGAGCCGACTGGTCTTCGAGATGCTGATGGAGGATCTGTCCTCGCTCGGCACGGGTCACGCCCATCACTACGAACTTCGTGCCGTCCGGGTAGAGGATGGCAAGGCCAGCCTGCAGGAGGCAGCACAGCCCTCGGATTTCATCGTGCGCGCCGAGGCGTTCGGAGTCCCGCAGCGTCGCCACAGGGTGATCATCGTCGGAATCCGTTCGGACCTCGCAGGACGGGCCGCCGATGCGGAGATCGCTGTATCCGGGATGGCGCGGACCGTCCGCGATGTCATCGAAACGATGCCCGCCTTGCGAAGCGGCATCAGCCGCGGGCGCGACGACGCCGCTGCCTGGCGAGTAGAAGTTCTCGACGCCGCGAAGCTGCTAGCCGGCATCTCCAAGGGGAAGGAGAAACGTGCGCTCCGTGAAGCGTTCCTGACCGTTTTGGAACGAGTGAAGGAAAACCCGCCTACCGTTCGGGCTGCGTCATGGTTGCCAGACGGCTATGGCACCTCGAACGATGAGTTGCTGCAGTGGATCGAGCGACCGGAGCTTCGCGCGATCGCCCAGCACGAGACGCGCGGGCACATGGCGTCGGATCTGGGCCGCTACCTGTTTGCTGCCGTGTTCGGAACCGTCCATGGCTACAGCCCGAAGGCGGCCGATTTCCCTCTGGTGCTCAGCCCCGATCACCGCAACTGGCACAGTGGTGTCTTCAATGACCGCTTCCGGGTTCAGCTGGCGGACGAGGCATCGACCACGGTCACGAGCCACATCTCGAAAGATGGCCACTACTTCATTCACCCCGATCCGATCCAGTGCCGGAGCCTGACGGTGCGCGAAGCTGCTCGGCTGCAGACATTTCCCGACGATTACCTGTTTCTTGGCAACCGCACGCAGCAGTATGTCCAGGTCGGAAACGCCGTGCCGCCGTTTCTTGCGAGGCAGATTTCGAGATTGCTCCTTTCAGCTTTGGGCTCTTGATCCGTTGGCGCCGATCAGCGCGGCCTTAGCATCGTCAATTGACCACCAAGGGCGTCGAGCATGTATCATCCGGTGGCAGTTGGAACAGACCAAGGCAAGGTCCTTCAGGTTCGTCTTGCCGTGTTCACCGAGCGATGAAATTGGCAGTGTGTGGTGGCATTCGATAAATTCCCGGCCCCTCTCTCCGTAGGTTTGCAAGAAATCGAAACCACAGACATCACAGGCAAGACAGCCATGCTGTCTCAGCGCGACGGCTTTCTTTTTCTTCACGAGTGTACTGTTTCGTTCTCGGGAAACATGAACTCGGGTCATTATTCGACCTTCTGACGCTTCGATTTCGGGTTCATCGAAAGCCAGGATCTCCGCATCACTGTCGCCGATTAACTCCAAGATCCCATTCGCAACCCGCGCCACCTCGTCCGGGCGTCCGGAAAATTCCTCCCAAAGCTCAACTTCAAGCCTGTTGCCATTGGTTAGCCCCTTTCTGCCGTTATCAGTATATTGGGGGTCGAAAGAACTGAAGTTTCGCAACTTCATGGCGATTGCATCTGGCGTTCGCAAAAGCAATCCGCATTCTATCAGGCCCAAGGCTGCACCAACTTTCGCGATACGCTGCGCGAGTTCACCGATTTCCTCAGATTGGGGCCGTGGATCAAAATTACGATGATTCAGATGATAGTCGAGTGCAATGATTAGCTCGTCACGGGTCCAATCCGGAT